CCACGAATATCACGGGCACTATCGACGAGAACTTTGAGACGACATTCCGGGACGCAGTCACCAACTTCATCAGGAGTGTGGATACAGAACTCAATCTCAAACTTCTCAATGATGACAATGTGGAGGAAGCATTCAAGGATAAGCGTTTGACATCCTATATCTCCGACGTCAAGAAGAACCATCAGGGACAGACCTTCACTCTCCAGTTCCCATCTCACGAGTTCGTGAAGTCTAGTGCCGCCAAGGGAACAGGATGGAACGCTGGCGGAGGAGACTGGGAGATTCCGATTGAACGCAAGATGGGCGGAGATACCGTGTTTATCTCCATCGACAAGTTCAAGTACGGGTCAACACTCGTCAAGCAAAAGAAGGGTGGAGCTCGCCCAACTGGACCGACGTTCCGATTCGAGTTCGAGCTGAATTACCCGCAGGAGAAGGTAGGCGGGCATGAGCGTCGTCGGACACTTAAGCGGAAACGTACCCCTGTATCACGTTTAACTCGGAAGCGGTAAATATAAAGAAGAAACAGGATGTTTGTGGTTCTCGTCGGCGGATACCCCAACCAACGTTCAGAATTCATGGAGATAGTTGGAGCAATAGACGACGATCGGATTGTGTGGGTTGATAACCAAAAATCATTCTTTTATATTGCCACTCTCTTCGTGTACTTTGGCGGTCCGATATCCACTCCTCCTGGAAAACTCATTATGACCTGGAGCGGAGACCATCTAGAAACCCTTGACCGTGTCTACAAAACTCTCGGCTTATAACAACTGATGTTTAACATCCTCTGGGTTTTTGGGGGATTTCTAGTCGGTATGATTGTGACAACCATCTTCGTGCCGCCACAGACGAAGCATAAACTTGTCCCGGATATCCATAACCCGTCTATTGTATTCAGGAACGCAGACGTAGAGAACGGATGTTTCCGAGCGGTAGCGTATCCTGTTCAGTGCACTGACGGTATTGATTTTCTTAACATGTAAGCAATGAACGTCGCAGCAGTTCTAAAGAAACCCGAAGCTAATTTCTTCTTTTCGTTTGTTGTAGGGCTGGGGCTCGCTGTCCTTATGTTTCACCGCCAGCAGTCAGAAATCGATGTGTCTGCTATTCCGCCGGGAAAGATTCGGGAGATGGTGACACGCGTAGATGGCAAGTGCTACCGTTTCCGGGTGGATGATGCGTCATGCCCGGCAGCGAGAGTTTCGCTCTAATACATATACAAATGGACGCTACCCCTCTAGACCAACTGATGCCCCCGGGAGGATCTCAGCAGCCGGCGATGGCTCTGCCATCTGCCACTACCTACCCTCAAATGATCACACCTGGGACGTCAGCAGCTATTTACACTCCTCCTCCGCCGACGCAGGTTGCCCCGATGCATCCCGGTGCCGCCAAGAGCGTCCTGAAGTCTATTATGACTTACGTTGCTATCTTCGGTGCGATCTTTGTGATCTCACTCACCCCCGTACAATCCCTGTTTCTCCGCTACATTCCGAACGCTTACGGCGGTTCGGGTGTCGTCTCACTCACCGGTGCAGCATGCCTTGGCGGTCTGGGAGTTGTTCTCGTGTACATTCTTCAGGTCATCCTCCAACCGCTCGTCTAGTATAAATCGGAACGGTTTATGTCTTGAAAGAATAGTAAGTATAGATGCTCCAGGCGATCTTAGATAAGAATCGCCACCGATCTCGCGGACCCGTATACGATCCAATCGCAGCTGTGTTTGATCGCATTCTTCTTGGTCCTGGGATTCACCTGACCCCCAGGTTCGTTCGTAACCATCGGGTTACACACATACTCAACTGTGCAGAGAAGTCTGCCTGTCCCGCTTGGGCGTCGACTCATGTCGGTCCGAGTCGGTACATTTCCCTAGGAGCCGATGATGTCGTGGGATTCCCGCTCATTCGGGACTACTACGATACCTTTGAGAAGGTCATGGACATCTTCCTGCGGGATCCAGGGTGTCGGTGCGTCTACGTCCACTGCCAGGCAGGAATGAATAGGTCGGCTACCCTTCTGGCTGCATACCTACACAAACGGTTCGGGATCCCGATGGAGAAGGTGGTCGAGGTCATGGCAAAGCAACGACCGTGCGTCATGACGAACCCAAGCTTCGTAGAACAACTGGAAGAATTTGGATCTCGCGGAAAGAATAAGTAGTAAGGTATGTGGGCGTCCGTTCAGTCCGCGATCACATCTGCCAATGACGATCCTATGGCAGCTGGAAATGCTGTTCTCGACCAGGCCCTTGGTCCGTCCTACGATTATCTCCAGACCGTCCAGTCTCCCGCCAAGTTAAATGTTGGCGACGCAGGGACGATGGACCAGGTGGGAACCAACGCGAATGCGATAAAAACATACGTCGATAATCTTATTACAGGTCCCAAATCTGGAAATCAGTTTTTCAAGGATACAGGTGGTATGTGCCGTACCCCTGGAACCAAGGACGATAAGGGTAACGATAAAGGAGACGGTCCGGTTGTTCCGCGGTACTCTTATACGAACAACCGTATGGGCATGGACGACGCAGCGGCGGTTCTTGGTCCCAGTTTTTCCAAAGCGGTGTCGGGAAGCGGGTTTGACGGCATTATTCCTGCGATGGGTGGCGATATTGCGGCTATGAACCCACTCAAACTCATGAACGGTCTGGTACTTGACGGAGTGCCGCCATGTATAGCGTATACCTGCCCCGTCACCGATATACAGACTGGAGTATACCAAGGAACCCAGACTCGGTTTATATCGCCGTCACTGGAGTTCAATATTACCCCTTGTCGTGCCGCTACGGCGTCAGAGACATCGTCTCTGATGGCAATGATTGACTCTGAAAAGAAGGCAGCAGAGAAGGCTGCCAAGGATGCGGCTGATAAGAAGGCGGCGGAAAAGATGCCAAAGCCAGCGGCAAGTGCGAGCAAAGATCCTGTCAAAGGGGTGAACGCGTCTGGCGAGAAGTATGCGAACTTTCAGGAAAACCTGTACCAAGCTCCCATGCCAGTTGACTACATTGACCCGGTCTCATATCTTACTCTCGGTGCAGCAGTTATGGTATTTATCGGATACATATTGATGAAATAACTTACGGAAGAATCCCGAGAGGACAATAAGATAGTCGATGTCCTCGGATGTATTCAAGGTGAAGAAGACTCGAGATGGTAGTGGATCTAAAGGATGTAGAGATCAGATTGGTACTCTAGATTCTCTGCACGAGAAGTACGTGGATGAGCTCCACACTGGTTCGTCTGATGAATCGGTGCGAGTGTTGGAGATGAAGTTAGCAGAGCTTGATAAAGAATTGAAAGGACCGTTCAGCCCGTTCGAATTCGACGATGTCATGCGTCAATCAAAGCTGCAAGGTGAACGCGATGCTCTAGCAAAAACTATTGAGAATGTACGCGAAAAGCGGGATATTCAGCAGTATTACATGGACAGCGGTGATCTCATGCTAGATTACTACGCTCCACCTGGAAAGAAGACCACATCCAAAGTCGATTTTGGATCGCGGATTCCGGGGACATTTGACAAACTGTTTTCGGTTACTGAGACATCGGCAGGTCCGTCCAAGAAGAAGATGTTTGACGAGTACCTTTCTCGTCGCGGTCTGTCAAACGGTCTGAACATCGCCGAGAACGCGGACAATATCAAGAAGATGGCGGAGCACTGTGCCCCCTGCAATATCCCCCGCGAAGAGATCACATCCGAAGGTATCCTGGTCTGCCCCAAGTGCGGGTCGGAAGAGTATGCCCTCGTAGTGTCCGACTTCCCCAGTTTCCGCGATCCCCCTAAGGAGCGGAACAATTACGCCTACAAAAAGCAGAATCACTTGAACGAGATCCTGAACCAGTTTCAGGCGAAGGAGAGCACTGAGATCCCCGACGATGTTATGAACGAAGTCATCTGCGAAATCAAAAAGCGACGCATAGATAATATCGCTCTCCTGACCGAACAGAATATCCGCGAGATCTTGAAGAAACTGGGTCGGAACCGGTACTACGAGCATGCGGCTCACATTCTCTCTAGGCTGAACGGCAATCCTCCTCCTACGATCACGCCAGAGATCGAGGACAAGATTCGTGCGATGTTCCAGGAGGTTCAGGCACCCTACCTTCTCTACTGCCCTGACGAACGCCGAAACTTCCTGTCGTATTCTTACATTATTTACAAATTCCTGGAGCTGCTGGAGCTGGACGAGTACAAGGTCCACTTCCCGCTTCTCAAATCCCGTGATCGTCTGATTCAGCACGACACGATCTGGAAGAAGATTTGTGAGTACTTGCAGTGGGAGTTCATTCAGAGTATTTAAAGATCTGTGGATATGAAAACACATAATGGATCCACAAGAACTTCTTCAACATATGAACTGTCTTCCGGCAGATCATATGTTTCCAGTTGCACACACTCCAAAGATACCTCGTCTGCTTCACTTAATTTGGGTTGGAGATAAGCCGCGTCCAGATTACGTTGATCTATATATCCAAAAATGGAAGGAACTTATGCCAACCTGGACAGTACGTCTGTGGACAAACGAAGATATCCACACAGGTGAATTTCCAGAGCCCATAGTTACGCTTATAGGATATGCATGGATGGGAGCCCAGAAAGCAGATATTATGCGATACCATATTATTGAGAAGTACGGCGGAATCTATGTTGATACCGACTTTATTCCGAAACGGTCGTTCGAGGATCTCATTGTTCATACGAGTGCAGACGCAATACTCTGTCACGAACTTGATATAAGTTGGGCGTTTATTGCCAATGCTTTTTTTGCTATGACCCCCCACCATCCAATTATGCAGACTGCGTGTGAATTATGCTATACGATTCTAGTGAATACTCGGGAAATCCACCTGGTAACGGGTCCTCGTCTTTTGGGAGAAGCTGTGCGTGTTGCTCCTAGGACAGGAGAGAAGTACCTCCTTCTACCACCTCACTACCTCTACTGGAATGATTATTTCCCCCACGCGTTCGCAACACATACGTTCGCAAAGTCTTGGGCGAAGGATCAAGAGTAGACGGAATAGGTCACGGCATAGATACCGAGTAGGAGGTTGAAGATCTGGATCTCTGTCGGAATCTTGCGAATGGCATAGAACAGACCCATGATAGATAAAATCAACACCGAATCACCGATGAGTGGTCCCACTCCTCCGCGGTTCACGTACGTCCGGAACAGGTCGATGATCTCGTTCTCTCCGTTGGGGAGTGGAGTAATCACAAATGTATACAACAGAATATCGTGAAGAATCTGGTAGAGCAGGACCACGGCTGTAACTGTGAGAGGTGATCCGCCAGGGACAGTGAAGAACGCCAGCATAATCGCCAGCATCAAAGAGAGACAGTCGAGAAGGACGGCAATCAGGCGATACTTTCCGTACCACACCGTCAACATCGAGTTCAGGAGATACACTTTCTTCGTGAACATCACAAAGAGAAAGTCCATCCATACAGTCGCAGTTGCTATCGCGAGGATATTCATTCTTATTCATTAGCAACAATCTTAAGTTGTGCGTTGTATTCGTAGACCTGTTCAGACCCGAGGATATCGCTGTGCCCCGGACGCTGCTTTCCGAGAATAGGGTACGCAAACACCCACCCCTTCGTCTGTAGACGCTTCCAGTGCTGATCAATCGCATATTCATGGTAGTCCTTTCCAGACTTGAACAGTTCAATTGCCTCCTTGAAATTCTCGATCAGCGTGTCGTAGTACTCCCGCTTGCAAATATACGCCAAAGCTGTCTGGCACGTTGTTCCCGTGACAAACATATCGTTGACACGTGTGGCTTCTGACCCATCCGTAAACCCAGGAGCCAAGACAGCTACATTGTAGTCGATATGCTCTAGACTTTCAAGAGCTGCTCGTATCTCATGCGACTTCTTTGTCCATACAAGATCGTCCTCAACAATCAGAACGCTTGGAAGATTCCGCTCCTTCGCGAGTTCCAGGCATCGGAGATGAGACATCGAGCAACCAACCTGCGGAGGATCGTACTTAATTGCCGGAAAACGATCATGGGGGAATCCTACGCACGAAAGCTCCTTTTCAATGGAGGTTCGGCGATCCTCTCGAGAATCGAGATTGATATAGAATGTGAACGGAAGGTCGGTGACTGGGCGTAGATGGCACTCGGGAGAATACCATCCGTTCTTTCCAGGGATATGAACATCCATGATTGTATTGAAGACGTACTCATACTTGTGTGCGACGTTGAACATGTCATACAACCTTACCGCACGCTCACGGATATACTTTCGGTCGAACTTTCCGTCTATTGCCATCTGAACCCCCATACAGAACTCCTGGAGCGTGTGGCAGTTCAAACCCGTCTTGAACGGTTCAATCGTTTCTGTTTGGGCTCCGTAATCCAC